CGCGCCTTCGCGGGGAAAGGCGCATCGCCCTTTCGCCGCCGGGTCGGAGCGTAGCGCAGCCTGGTAGCGCACTTGACTGGGGGTCAAGGGGAAAGCTAGGCGGAATGCGGCTTATGCTGACAACTTGGCTTTTTTCAGCCTACAATGAATCAGTTACTTGCGAGCGCCGCGGACAACCTTTTTGACCGCCGCGATGACGTTTTCGTCGTTGCGTTCGATGTAGTGACGATCAAGCACTTGCTCCACGTGCTTGATGCTGTGCCCTGTCAGCAGCGCTATCTTGTGCGGCGGGATGTGCCTCGCCCATCGAGTGATGGCGGTGACGCGAAAGTCGTGAAACGTGACGTCGTCAATGCCGGCCTTGTCAAGCGTGCGACGGATCGCCGACTTCCACGCCTCGCGGGTCCAGGGCCGGCCGCTGGCGTTGGTCAGGAGCCGCAGCCCGTCTTTCGGCAGGGCGTCCAGCGCCGCCTGCAGCGCCGGCCATTCGGACAGCGGCAGCCGCACCGTGCGGCCGCGCTTTTGCGGCTCATAGACCAGCCATCCGTCCTTGACGTTGGCGGGAGAGAGTTCCCGCAGGGCGCAGGTGCGCGCGCCCGTGATCAGCGCCAGATCGATCATTTGACGCACATGGGGCGCCGCCGCGGCGCGCAGCCGCTCGATATCGGTCTGACGCCAGCCGCGCGTCGACGCCTTGCCCTTGTAGAGCCGCGCGATCGATCTGGCGTGATTGGCGCTTATCTCGAAGTCAAGGACGGCCTGATCGAGAACGTTGTTCAGCACCACGATCCGCATATCCGCCATGCGCGGACGATCGCGGATCTCGTCGCGCCAGCGTTCGAAAACGAGGCGCACCCTTGGCGTTTCGAGGGCCTTGATCTCAAGCTTGCCGAACTTTTCTCGAATCTGTCTCAGGTAGAGATCGTAATTGTTGCGGGTTTCCTGGCCCAACGATGCGTATGCGTCGCATTTCATGGTCTGATAATTGTCGACCAGGCGGGCGACCAGGCAGCGCGGCTTTTCGGATGCGGCGGCGGCGGCGCGCGCCTTGACCGCGTCGGCGCAATCAAGCCTGGCGCGCAGGGCCGCGAGATCGCGGCGGGGTAAGTCATAGGCGCCGACCTTGACGCCCGTCATCCTGTCATAGACATGGGCCCGCCAGCCATCGGCCAAGGGCTTCCACACATATTTAAGACGCCTGGCTATCTTCCCATCTCCGCAGCGCGGCCTCGGCTTCGTCTTCGGGGCTGTCGGCGCCGGCGTCGTCAATGGCGCGGCGCAGGGCGGCAAGAGACCATTGACGCGTGCCGGCGATCGGCGGCGGCAGAATACCGCGGCGGCGCCAGTCGTCAAATCGAGCCGGCGAGATCCCGATCACGGCGCAGGCGCGGGCCTTGTTGACGGTTAGCGGTGCGTCAATATCGACTTTTCGCAAAGGCGCGGTCATCGGTCGTCTTCCCTTGGTCTGGTCTACAGCGACGTGGGCCCGCCGCGGCGCAGCGGCTTTTCGCAGCGCCTGGCGGCGTCGGCGCTTTTGGCCGCTCTTTGGGCGGCGGCGAGAAAGCGCCTGAAGGATTGCGCCCGGCGCTCGCGCTCGGCGCAGGCGGCGCACAGATGGAACACCGCGCCGGTGGAGTCGCGGCGGGTCTCCACGCCGTGGAGCATCGCCAGCCGTTTCAGCGCCCGCGCGGCGCGCCTCCAGGATCTCGGCGCCGCAGGGCGTCGCGACGCCCTCCAGGCGGCGCACCGCGTCGCAGCGCAGCGCCCAGAGGTCGTCGTCGCGGTCGAGGGCGAGGCTCACGCGCCGCCCGTCAGCTTTTCGATGCGGTCGGCTTCCTCGCGCAGGGCGCGCAGGACCGCCGCCGGGTCGGCGTCGATGCGCAACCGCGCCGTTTCGACCTGCATGGAGACGATGGGGCGGGCGCCGGGGCCGGCGACGCTGGCGCCGACTTCGACGCTTTTGAGCCCCAAGCGGGGGACGATGTTTTCGCCGTCCACATAGATCGCAGTGTCGGCGGCGGTCGGTCCGATCTCGATACGCAGGGTCATGAGGCGGGTCCTCCTTGTGCGGGGTTGAAAAACGCCTGTCCGGCGTCCGGTCGCCGGACAGGCGAAGGCTTGGGAGGTGAGACGCCCATGGGGTCAAGCGCCTGCAAAGTGGCCCCGCCGATCGCGTTCGCTCGGCCGCCGGACGGGCAAGGCAAACGCTAAGATGGGTTAACGGTTGGGTCAAGAAAAATACAACAGATCGTGCTTTTAAATTTTATCTGTTCCACGTGGAACAGGCGCGGCGCGGTCTCGGCGCGGGCGCTTTATCGGCCGGGGTCTGCAATTGAGCGGTCGCGGGGCGTGGCGCCGCGGCGGCAAATGAAGTAAATCTTCGATCTGTCGCAACATCAGGGGGCTGCCGTCATGGAAAAGCATGAGGAAAAGCAACGGCGCGTAAGGTTCAGTGACTCCTGGGCGGCGAAAATCATCTCCGTTCTCTTTAAAATGTTTTTTGTTCTGGCGGCGATCGGGTTGATTTACTTTGGCGCGACGCTGTCGCCCCAAAGCGCCATTCAGCAGATTTACCAGCTCAACGCCGTAACGTCGGGGCTGATCCTGCTCGCGATCATCGGCGTGTGGGCGGCGATCGACGGCGACAGGAGGCGTTGATGGGGGAGGGGCTGCTCGTCTTTCTGGCGATTGTTTACGTGGCGCCGATCTTTTTCGCGTTCGGTCGTCAACATCAAAACGCGGGCGCGATCACGGCGCTGACGCTGCTGGCCGGCTGGACGTTTATCGGATGGATGATCGCCCTGATCTGGTCGCTTACGGCGACGAAGAGAGCGCCCGGCGCGAGTCATCCGGCGGGCGGTGTTGCTGCGGGCGACGGTGAAGGCGCGGCCTCGTCAAGTGACGCGCCGGGCGGCGGGGGCGATGTAATCTCCGCGGTGGAGCGCCTGTCGGCATTGCGTGAGAAGGGGGCGATCACGCCCGAAGAGTTTGAGCGTCTGAAAGCCGACGCGCTCAGCCGGCCCGACGCCGCCACAGGCGCGCCGTCACCACGCCTTTGATGCCGATGCTGCCCGCGTCCATGGCGAGGATTTCGCCCGGGGCGCCAGTGATCGCCGCCGTCGCGAGATAAAGGCCGTTGTAGATCCGCAGCACCGTTTTTGACCGGCCCAGGGTGAAATCGTAATGCTGGGCGACGACGATGTCGCCGGGCGCCGGTTCGATGGACAGATCGACAAGGATCGCCTCGCCGCGCCTGAAGCCCAGCGGGGCGAGTTCGTCGCTGGTGACCTCCCACACATCCGCCGCCTTTGACGCTTTTGCGGTGCGGTTCAGGTCGAAAACCGGCGGCTCGCCTTCCCATGGTCTTGCATCGTCTTCGGCCATGCCGAGCGCCCATTGATCCGGACTCGGGACGCTGTACGTGCGCATCACGATATCAATCGTTCGCTGGTCGTAGCCGTTGAAATCAGGCTCTTTTCTGCGGGCAAGCGTTGTCGGCGACATGCCCGCGTCTGTTGAGAGGGGCGTGATTTTTTTCCCCGTCACGCGCATGACCATGTCGATCCAGCGACGGTGCAGATCAGCTATCGATTCCATCGCGAGGAACATGCACAAAGGGTTTTGACTCGTCTTCTACTAGTTCGGGTATTGAAAAATACGACGAATCGTATTTTTGTTCGGTCAATTCGTATTAACCGAGCAAACAATCGTGAACGACTCAACATCACTCGCCAAAATGGGGAACGCCGTCGCGGTTTACGCAGACCGCGCGAGTCTGTTCCGCATTCTCGACGATGCGCGCGGGGTGCGGCGGATCAAGGACAAGGAACTCGCCCGCGCCGCCGGCATCACGCCCGAAACCTATTCGCGGCTCAAGGCGCGGGCGGACGGCCCGAGCGCGGACATGCTGCAAGCCCTGCTTGCCGGGCTGGTCAAGCTTGAGGCGCTGGACGCGGCCCAGAAAGAGGCTCTTTCGCGACAGATCGCGGCGCTGTCCGGTCGGGCGGGCGCGCCGTGAGCGGTTGGCGGGATCATTTGACGCCGTGGGAGGCGGTCCAGCTTGAGGCGCTTGGCGTCGCGCGGCGCGAGATCGGCGACCGCCGCGACGCGCTGTCGAAAACCTTCACCCTGCGGATGGACAAGATCCGCAACCGGGCGTCGCAGCGGCTGCGGATCGCCGCGGGCCGACATGTTTCCTGCCGTCGAGATGGACAAGGGGGATCGCGATGAAGCCCTGGACGCCGGAAGACGTGGCCGTGTTGCGGGAGGGCGCAGCGGCGGGGTTGAGCTTCGCTCAAGTCGCCGCCGGGCTCGGCCGCAGCCGCGGCGCGGTGGCGGGCAAGGCGGACCGGCTGGGCGTTTGCTTTGCCATGACGGCGGCGAAAACTCCGTCATCGGATGAAATGGCGGCGCGGGGCCGCAAGGGCGGCCATGCGTCGGGGCGGACGCGCCGGGCGCGGTCGCAAAACGGAAAGGGCGAGGCATGATCACTCACGATACGGATCACTCTGACGCGGGCGCGGAAGGCGCGGCGCCGTCCGGATCGCCGTCTGGATCGCCATCGGGCGCCGACCAGATCGCGCCGCTGTTGCATCAATGGGCGGCGCTGACCTGGCTGCGAGAGCGCACGACGGCGATCGTCGATCTGAGCGCGGACGGCGTGGTGTGGGAGGCGGCGAGCGGCGCGGGGCGGACGCGCCGGGTCGCCGACTTCGCGGCGTTCGGCCTGACCTCGGCGGATGCCGCGAAGGCGGTGCGCGCCTTCTGGTTAACTCAACTCCATGAGGCGGCGGAGAGCATACGCGCCTATCTGGTCAGGCGCTTTCATCTGACCCCGGCGCATTTCAACCAGGCCTATGCGCTTTACGCCGCGGCGGCGGCGGAAAGCGAGGCGGGCGGGATGAAGGAGATTTGATCAGTGTGGATACACGTTCCCTCAACATCGTCAGCCTTTGCACCGGAGGGTCCGGCCTCGATCTCGGACTCAAGCTCGCTTGCGGCCATGCTCGCGCGGTCTGTTACGTGGAGAGGGAAGCTTTCGCCTGCGCGCACCTGGTCGCGGCGATTGACGCGGGTCTGCTGGCTGACGCGCCTCTCTGGTCGGATCTTGCAACCTTCCGCGGCCGAAGCTGGCGTGGCGCGGTGGATTGCGTCATTGGCGGGATCCCGTGTCAGCCCCACAGCGCCGCCGGCAAGCGTCTCGGCAGGAAAGACGAGCGCGACCTCTGGGGCGACGCCCGGCGGGTCATCGTGCAGTCCGGCGCGTGGGCCGTCATCATCGAGAATGTCGAAGGCATGCTGTCAAGCGGCGGCGCCGAGCGGCTGTGGCGAGACCTGGGCCGACTTGGTTTCATCACTGAGATCGGACTTTTCAGCGCGGCGGAGACGGGCGCGGCGCATCAACGAACAAGAGTCTTCGTCCTTGCCGTGCATGAGGGACGGCTGGCCGACGCCAGCCGCCCGGGACTCCAAGGGAGGTTGCAGGAAATCAAGAATCGAGCGGACCGGCGCGACTGTGGGCGAAACACTGGATTACGCCGCGGAGCAATTGTGGGCGACGCCCGCCGCAATGAATCCGAACGATGGGGAAGCGCCGGAGACGTGGAACGCGCGGTCCGCGCAACTGAAGGTGAAGCACCGGAACGGCAACGGGGCCGGAAAGCCGCTGGCGATACAGGCGCAGGAGTTGTGGCAGACGCCGGCGCCGGCGGACGTGACGGGCGGCAGGAAGACGCGCAGCGGGGCGAGGGGCGACGAACCCTTGCTGAATGGACAAGCCTTGGCGTGCGCCCGCCGGGTCCGTCAGACCGCGACGGATGGCGCCGCGTCATCGACGCCGCGCCGATGCTTGAACCCGCTTTTTGTCGAATGGCTGATGGCGTGGCCCCCTGGCTGGACGCTGATCGCATCGACCGGCTTCGGATGCTCGGCAACGGCGTTCATCCGCTGGCGGCGGCTTATGCGATCCGAACTCTTGGCGCTCGGCTTGCCGCCCGCGGCGTCGCCGGCGCAGCCGAGTTTTTTATGAGTGATCAAGCGTCAGCCGCGCGCTGACAGAAAGGGATGGGCGAGACAGATGACCAGAACCGATTTCTCCGCCGACTTATTAATCTCTATGCTGACGGACAAGACCGCCGACCAATGCCGGATTGTTGACGTCGATTTTGATCCGCTGACGCGCTTGATCACTCTTGAAATCGAAGGCGCGGACGTTCCGGATGACGCGATCGTCGCCATGCATTTCAAAAAAGTAAATGGCGTGATGGGTAGTAAGGCCCTGGTTTTCGAAGGTTTTGAGCCGGTAAAGTGGGAGGGCGTCGATGGAGCGGCGGAAGCGCCGGCCTCGGACGAGCAGGCGCACTTCGATATCACCGATGCGGGCGAGGTTGTTGCGCTGGACGGTTGGGAGAGCGATCACGTGGCCATTGAATTGCGCCTTTTGCAGGCGTCGGTCGAGGCGACGCAGGAAACCATTGCGGGGTGGACGGACGATCAATGCCGGCAGGCGGATTGCTGGGCGATCGCCGTGCAATTCAATGCGAGCGATCATGACGACATTCAGGTTCCGCCGAAGCCGGACTTCCTGCCGGCCGAAAAACCGTTCGGCGGCGCGATTGTTTGAGGGCGGAATGGGCGGGAGGCGACTTCATGATCGCGGCGCAGCTGAAAAACTTTGTTGTCAACCTTTTCCAGTGGTGGGTCGTCATCACCCCGTGGGAGCAGGGGGTCAGGGTGCGCATGGGTCGGCATGAAACTCTGTTGCGGGCGGGCATCCATCTCAAGCTGCCGATCATCGACAAGGTGTACAAGCAGCCGATCCGCCTGCGGGCGCAATTTGTGAAAGGCCAGACGGTTACATCCGCAGACGGAAAGACGCTCACGATCGCCGGGGCGATTCAGTACGAAATCGTCGATCTATTGCGGCTCTATCGCACCCTTCATAACGCCCATGACGTTATCGAGCAGAAGGTGCAGGCGACGCTCGCCCTTTATTGCGCCGGCGTCGATGCCGAGTGGATCACGCCAGAATGCCTGCGCGATGAAGTCAAGCAAGCCGTTGATCTCACGACGTTCGGCATGCGCTCGCGCGGCTACACCGTCACGAACATCGCGATGGTTAGAACGCTGCGCATCGTGACCGGCGAGATTGGAGATTTCACAGGATACGACCAGCGGCTGGAGACTAGCTTTGCGGTCGGGGAGAGCGCTAGATGACGGACGCTGTCAAGACGCATCACGACAACGCGTTCGCCGCGTTCAGCTCTGAGCGCGCAAAGGCGGCGAAACGCCAACGCAAGGCGCGCTATCGCCCGGTGGGGATGGACGAAACCATCGATCTCGCCGCGCTGGGGCCGGAGCCGCGTTTCGTCACCGTGCCCAAAGGCGTCGACGGCGTGCGGCTCAACGAGGAGACGCTCGCGATCGAGATCCTGCGCGGGGGCGAGGTTGTCGAAACCCTTGTCCACACGGGCGACGCCCTCATCGAGCGGTTGCGGCAACTGGAATCCGGCATGGACCGCAAGCGCTTTCGCGCTTTTCGGCGCGGCCTGGATCACGTGCTGCGCGGTTACGAGTTCGTGTTAGACCGCGATGCGTGGGTCAAGCGGGTCAAGCCGGAGATCGCGGCGTTGCCGGACTGGGAAGCGGCGGGGCTGACCCTTGAGCGGCCGGACGGGTCGGCGCTGGCCGACATTCGCGCCAGGCTGGCGCAGGGGCGCGTCGCCGCATCAAGGGCGCTGCTGGACGATCTGGAGCGCCTGTTCAGCGGCGACGGCGCGACGGCGGGCGAGGCGGGCGGCCCGCCGCAATCCTTCGTCATCGAGCATGACTGGGCCGCCGCCTTTCAGCATGCGGAGGATGTCGCCGAGGGCGAAATCCGCGCGCCTTATGACGCGACCCTGTTCGAGTTCGCCGTCAGCGGGCGGCGTGTCTGTCATCTTTACGTAAAGGGCTGCTACCCCGTTCAATTCATTTCAATTACTGGGGGCTGGGCTGCCGACGCATATCGCGACGAGGCGGACCGCGCTGACGATATCGCGTCGCACTTTGTTTTCAACAAGAGCCTCAGTTTCATGCTGTCAAACGCGGTGCGCGCCGTCTGCGTCGCTCTCGACGCCGGCGTCGCCGAGCGGGAAACGGTGCGCGCGCCCGACGCGCTGAACCGGGCGCGCGTCAAGCGGGGCAAGCCGGCGCTGCCCGATTATCACGTGGTGCGCCTGGCGCGGCGCGAGCGCGCGGCGCCGCTTGAGGCGGGCGGCGATGGCGATGCGGAAGGGGCGCGCCGGCGCCTGCATTTCGTGCGCGGCCATTGGCGGCGCTATGGCGGCCACAAGACATGGATCCGCTGGCATCTGCGCGGCGATCCGGATCTCGGCTTCATCGACAAGCATTACGCGCTGTGAGCGCTCAACGGAAGGTGGTCAAATGAAGGGACAGAACACGATTGCGGCGGCGGCGCTGATGTCGGTGGTCGAACGGATCGAGCGGCTTGAGGAAGAGCGCAGCGGCCTCGCGGACGACATCCGGGCGATTTATGCAAGCGCCAAGGCGGACGGATACACGCCGAAATACATCCGTGCGGTGATCAAACGCCGCAAGCAAAAGCCTGCGGACATGCAGGAAGAGGAAGCCATGCTCGACATGTACTTCCACGCGGCGGGGCTGGCGAAGGAAACGCCGCTGTTCCGGCATGTCGGCGCCATGTCGGTCGACAAATCGGCGCGCGATCAGGTGGTCGCCGCGTTTAAGGAGCTGGCGCCCACCGAAGGAGAGATCATCGTCAAGATGGGCGGTCAGCCGGTTCGGATCTGGCGCGACAAGGACGGCGAAGCCCATGCGGAGGACGTCGTGGAGGCGCCGCCGGCGCTCGCCGCATCGCCGGCGGAGAGCCCGAGCGCGGCGCCCGCCCGCGCCAATCGGCCGGCGCCGCCCGATGTGGACGAGGACGGCGCTTTCAACCTCGGTCGCAAGGCGGCGAAGGACAACACTCCGATCATTGACAATCCTTTTCCGTGGGACGACCGCCGGCGCCCGCAATGGGACCAGGGCTGGCGCGCCGAAGCCGGGTCCGACGGCATGGGGCCGGAGGAGTGAGCCCCGTGTTTCATCGCACCGGAAAAGAACCGACGCCGGAGGATTTCGGCGCCCTGTTGCAACCCAGCGAAGCGCTGGAGCCGGTCCTCGCCAAGCCGGTGCGGGCGGCGTTGCTGGAATGGCTGATGGAGATCTGGGCGGCGGAAGATCTTCAGGCGGTCGGGGTTCAGCCGCGCAAGAAAGCGCTTTTCGCCGGGAAGCCGGGCACGGGCAAAACGACCCTGGCCCATCATCTGGCGGCGCGGCTGGGTCTGCCGATGCTTGCGGTCCGCCCCGACCGGATGATGACGACCTATGTGTCTGAATCCGCCGCCAATGTGGGGCGCCTGTTCGACGCCGTCGCCGCCCATGACGGCGGTCCCCTGCTGATTTTCATCGACGAGTTCGATTCGCTCGCGTCCGAGCGCGTGCAAAGCGCCCACGCCCCGACCAACGCCTACGACCATAATCACATGGTCAACACGCTGTTGCGACGCTTTGACGAGTATGACGGGTACATCATCGCCGCGACCAATGATCCTGCGGTGATCGACAAGGCGTTGTGGCGGCGCTTCGAAATCCAGATCGAGATCGATCTGCCGGGACAGTTCGAGCGCGAGCGTATCCTCGAAAGGTATCTTTCGCCGTACCGTCTCAATCCGGTCGCGTTGACGGCGCTGGCCGACAGCATGGACACCGCGTCGCCATCGCTGATGCGGCAATGGTGCGAGAACGTCAAGCGACAGCTTGTGGTCGGCCCCAAGGCCGGCTGGGACATGGGCAAGCGATCCGTGATCGCCCGCATCCTCGCTTCGGTCTCGCCGCATCCTGATCTCGGCAAGCCAAGGCTCTGGTCGCTTGGCGCCGACGACGCGGCCATTGCGTCCCTGCCGTGGCCGCTGACAACCGAGATTGCATCGGCGGCGCCCGCTGACGCTACCCGTCCGGAAACGGAACAAAACGGCGGCAATGTTGTCGCCATGGGGCCGCGCCAATGAACGCCTATCACCGCCAGTCCCGCGCCCGCGACCTAGATGAACGCAAGGCGTTTGTGAAAGCCAAGGCGCGGTTCGGCGATGTGGTGACGGCGCTTCATCTTGATACGGACTTGGGCGACGCGGCGCCCTGTTGCGGGGCGTTCGCCCTAAAATCCTGTCACGACGGGAAAGGCTGGTATTGCGAGGCGTGCGGCGACAAAGGCTCGATGATCGGGCTGGTGATGCGCGCGCGCGACTGCAGCCTTGGCGGGGCGATTGCGTTTCTGGAAACCTGCCTGCCCGGCCGGAAGGACGCCGGGACGATGGAGTTGTTTGCGGCGCCCGGCCCCAGGCGAGCGGCCGCAGGCGACAAGCGTTGAAAGGTTGAATGATGAGCAAGATCGAATGGACGCACATCCCCGGCTATAAGGGCGAGACCTGGAATCCGGTGGTCGGCTGCTCCGTCGTCTCGCCGGGGTGTGCGAATTGTTACGCCATGGACAAGGCCGGGCGCCATCTCGACGGGAACCCGACAACGCCGCATTACGACGGGACGACCACGGTCGTCAAGCGGCGGACGGTCTGGACCGGGAAGGTCGCCGAAGCGCCCGACCGGACCCTTACCGCGCCGCTGCGCTGGCGCAAGCCGCGGGCGGTGTTTGTCAACTCCATGGGCGATCTTTTTCACGAAAAGGTCCCGGATCTGTGGATCGATCGGGTGTTCGCGGTGATGGCGCTGTGTCCGCAGCATATCTTCATGGTGCTGACGAAGCGCCCGGCGCGGATGCGCGCGTATTTGACCCAAGGCGATAATGAGCACGGTGATTTCTTCGAAAGGCTCTCAGAAGCCGCTGTAGAGATCAGCGGGTCGCCCTGCGCAGGGCATGTAGCGGATATTGACTTTCCGCTCCCCAATGTCTGGCTCGGCGCATCGGCCGAGGATCAGCGCCGCGCGGATGAACGCATTCGGGACCTGCTGGCGACGACGGCGGCGGTGCGGTTCGTTTCCTTCGAGCCGCTGTTGGGGGCGGTGGATCTGACCGCTCTTGATTGCGGAGAGCTGTTTGAGGGCGTGTCTGTGCGCATCGACGCGCTGTCCGGTTACGCCGGCGCAGAGCGCCCGATGGTCGATCTTGGCGCAAAAATCGACTGGGTGATCGCCGGGGGCGAAAGCGGGCGCGGCGCCAGGCCGATGCATCCGGATTGGGTGAGAGCCTTACGCGATCAGTGTGCTGAAGCGTCGACGCCGTTCTTTTTCAAGCAATGGGGCGCTTACCGGCCGTCTGATGTGGCGGGCGAGGGCGCGTTTCCATGGGGATTGTGCGGGCCGCAAATGGCGCGCCTCGGCAAGGCGAAAACCGGCGCGACCCTGGACGGCGCGGCGCATCGCGCCTTTCCGGCGGTTGATTGGAGTACGGACGGTCGGGCGCGCAGAACGGAAAGGGGGTAAGGCGATGCCGTATTTTTCAACCGTGTACCACGTTAACGGGCGGGCCTTCGCCTCGGTCATTCAGGCTTCGGATCGCGCCCACGCACTCTTGCTGGCGGTTCAGCGGGGCTTCGGCGAGACCGTGCACGGCGCGCTTGACGCGCCGCCGGGCGATTGTCGCCTCCAGGACATCCTGTCGCGCGATCCCCTGGAACCCGGCGACATGGCGGCGGCGTTTCACGCGGCCTGCTGGCTCGGCTTTCTGGCGCTGTCGTCGGGCGTCGCCGTGCCGCGCGAGATCCTCGGCGACGAGGGGCTCGCCCACGCCCTGGCGCATCTCGCCGCCGGCGACAGCGTCGACCCGGAAGGGCGGATCGCCGACATCCTGCGCCAGGCGCATGATCTGGAAACGCGGATCCCCGGTTTTCCCGCGCCCGCGGGCTCGGCCCGGGCGACGCGCCTTGAGGGCGAGCCCGCCCCGCGCCCAGTGGACATTCCGCTGCCCGATAACCGTTCGCACCCGGAGCACCTCGATAAACTCGCTGGCGATGGTTTGCGCCCGCTTTACTGGCCGCTGCCTCGGTGGAAAAAGGCGCAAGGGCGCGATCAGCCGTTGTCGAAGTATGTTTTTGCAGCCCTTTTCGGCGCTCTGAGAGGCCGCCAATGACGGCGTCTGCGTCGATATCCCGTCCTGCGCTGCGGTATCATGGCGGCAAGTGGCGTCTGGCGCCGTGGATCATCTCGCATTTTGGTGCGCATCGCACTTATGTCGAGCCGTTCGGCGGCGGAGCGAGCGTGCTCCTGCGAAAGCAGCGCGCTTATGGCGAGATCTATAACGATATCGACGAAGCGATTGTTTCGTTTTTCCGCGTGCTTCGGGATCCGGTGAGTTCCGAAAAGTTGGAGCGTCTTGTGCGGCTGACGCCGTTCGCCCGTGGCGAATTCTTGGACGCCTATGCGCCGACTGACGATCCTGTCGAGGCGGCGCGGCGACTGCTCATCCGCTCATTCATGGGATTTGGGTCCGACGGCATTCTGGCGACCATGCGCACTGGTTTCCGGGCCGGCGCAAGGCGATCAGGCACGACGCCGGCGACAGATTGGTCGCGTTGGCCGGATCAAATTGGCGCTTTGTGCGAGCGACTGCGGGGAGTTGTTGTTGAAAACCGACCTGCGCTTGACGTGATCGGAAAACACGACGCGGACGATACGCTTTTTTATGTCGATCCCCCTTACGTTCATGACACACGGTCCAGAGTTGGCGCCGGTCGGGGCTACGCTCACGAAATGTCGGATACGGACCATATTGATCTTGCCCGCCTGCTGGAGAATGTTAAAGGCGCGGTTGTCCTCTCGGGCTATCGGTGCCGGCTCTATGATCAGATCTATGAGGGGTGGACGCGGGTTGACCGCGTCACCCACGCTGACGGCGCGCGGGTTCGCGTCGAATCTCTGTGGTTAAACGCCCGGGCGCGGCATGTCGTAGGCGCAGCCGGCGAGACCAGCCTGTTTTCTGAAGTTGGGGCGGCGTGATGGCGTCTCGGCTGCTCGACATCGACATGGCGGCGTTCAAGGCGCGCGAGCGCTGGCTGGTGAAAGCGCCGATTCCGGACGGGCGGTTATGCCCGGCGCTTTCCAGCGCGACCGGATTTGGCATCGATCCCGATGAGCGGCAGCGGCGGCTGGGCGAATGCCGCGCGCGTCGCGCCCACAAACAGAGCATCGACATTTGGGAGCCCTTGCCGACCAAGGCGCCGGGGCCGCATCTGACGCGTCCCTATTGCTGCTACATCAACACGGTCATCTTCTATGTCGGCCCGGCCTATGTGATCCGCAAGAACGGTCATCCCTATCTCTCCGGCGGGCGCTGGCGCTGGTGTAAGGGCGACAGCTTTTACGAGTGGGGCCGGGCGAAGGATCTTTTCCGTTGGGAAGATCTTGTCTTCTACGACGGGCTTTTTTGGGAAATCGGCGGCGGGACCGTCCGCTGGAAAAACCGGCGCTGGTGGATGCATCGCAGCGCCGTGAAAAACACCCGCCGCGCGCGCCGCGCCAACGGGCTGGAGGCGTGATGGGCGTCTGGCGCGACAAGGTCGAGGTTGCAGACGTTAACGGCGCGGTTGCGGCGACGCTCTATCTCGGCGACGCCTACGCGGTCATGCCCGCGCTGATCGCCGCCGGGGCGCTTCAGCGGGCGGAGACCGCCTGCGTGACCGATCCGCCGTACGAATTCAACACTTCCGGCGGCGGGGCGTTTCGAAAAGAACGGCCGAACATGGACGCGATCGAGGCGGCCGGGCTGAACCGGGGTTTCGACATTTCCATTCTTGACGAACCGAGTCTCGACGGTCCGGGCGGCGCTATCGCCGACCCTCAGGCGTGGGCGGCGTCGGCGGTCGTCTTCTGTCACGACAACCAAGGGCCGGCGGTGTGGGCGGCGCTGCGCGCGCGGTATAGGCGCGCCGTCGCCTGCTTCTGGCACAAGACGAACCCGCAGCCGCTCGCCAACAAGCACTATAAGGCGGATCTGGAACTCTACTTCCACGCCTGGGACGCGGGCGCGCACCCGGTGGGCGCGCTGACCGAGAAAACCCGGGTCTGGCGCGGCTCGGTCGGGAAATCGGCTTTTTCACATCCGACGGTGAAGCCGCTCGGGCTGATGGCGAAAATCATGACGAACGTCTCAGCACGGATGATTGTCGATCCGTTTATGGGCAGCGGGACGACCGGCGTCGCCGCGGTGCGGGCCGGCAAGCGGTTTGTCGGCGTCGAGACGGATGCGGAGCATTTCGAGACGGCTAAAAAACGGCTTGCAGACGGGGTTTTGTGGCAGGCGCCGCGTACGGATGTAAAAGCGCCCGGTGCGGACGAGCCGGCGACCACAGGCGAGCAGGAGGCGTTGTTTTGACAATTGAGCATGCTGGACCCTATGTGGAGTCGGCGATCTTTTCCGGCCATCGCGCGTGGGTGGCGTTCGCACTCTACAACGCCTGTAACGACGACGGCGAGTGCTGGCCGTCTTACGAGACGATCGCCACGACGGCGCGATGTGACCGGTCGACGGCGATCCGCCAAGTGGAATGGCTGGCCGAACACGGCGTCGTCGAGGTGTTGAAAGGCGACGAGCGGCCGAAGGACGTGGTGCGCCAGTGCGGACGCGCCAATGTCTTTCGCGTGAACCTGCGATTTGCGTGGGCGCTCGGCCAGCTCGTCCGGCGCATCAAGGACGCGGTCGGCCGGCGCGCGCGCGAGCGCAACGCCGCGGTCGCCCTGATCGCCAAATGGGCCGAAGGGGTGGTGGACGAGCACGGCGCCCAAACGCTGATCGCCGCCATTGAAGAGATTGTCAGGAACGAGGATTACGAGGCCCTTCTCACCACGCTGAAGGGTGGCGCTGCGCCACTGTTACCCGACTGCAACAGTGGCGCAGCGCCACCCTCAAGAGTCGCAAATCAGGCCGAAATTAACCATTTAGAGTCGCATCTGGCGCCACCCAAACCTTCAATAGAAACTTCAGATGAACCTTCACCGCCTGCGGCGGTCGATCCCCCTGGGGAAAAAGAGGGCGGCGAGGACGGCGCCGAGGCCGGAGCGGCGCATGGGCGGACAGGGCCGGATCCGGGCTCGGCGGGCAGGGCGCGGGCGGATCGGGCGCGCGCCCCTTCCGGCGGCGGCGCGGCCGGCGCAGACCCGTCCGGCGCCCAAGCGGTCGATGATGGCCGGCGTCGCGACAGACCGCCAGACCCGCCCGAACACCCAGAGCGGCGCGAGGCGCGCGAGCGGGCGGAACTCGCCATCATCGTCCAGTGGCTGCGGATCGGCAATGTGGATCGCGCCTACGCCAGTATGGTCCGTAAGCTGAACTATGATCTTTCGGGCGAAGAGGCCGAACGATACGTCCTCGCGATCGACGGGCCGATGCGGCGCAAGGCCGAAAGCTGGGTGCGCTGGGCGGCGCAGATCATCGACGGCGTCGCCGACGGGACGCGCCCGCCCCGCGCCCTCGCGACCCTGGTGCGGGACTGGCGCGCTGACCGGCGCGGCGGTATTGGCCGGCGCGGCTGGCGGCTTCTCGCTGATGGCGTCGCGCGGCGCGCGGCCGGCGATGGCGTCGATGGCGGCGAGAGAGACGATGTGGACACGGAAGGTTCAAACACAGACGAAAGGGCGGCTTGAATGTACAAACTCCGTACACGATTTGAACTGCAACAACCGTTGACGCAGGAAAAGGTTTGGCGGGCGGCGACGTGGCATCTTGTGAGGATCGCGCAGGATCAAGTTTTTCGAGCGCAGGCGATCCTGCAACATTGCGGGATCGAAGCGTGGACGCCGTGCGCGATCAGACATGTTCGAGTCGGGCGCGCGGGGTCAATTCGACCAGGGAGGCAACTGTCGGTGATGCATCGCCCTATCCATTACCCGGCGCTTGGGAACTATCTGTTTATCGGTCTCACGCGCGGCGAGGAAGATTGGGCGACGCTGTTCAAGACCGGGTTACTGCGCGCTGTTGTTGCGGTGACGACGAAGCATGGGCCGCGCCCTTACTTTGTTTCGCGAATTGTGATGGCCGAGGCCGCACGACGAGAGCAACAAGGCGGCTTTTCAACCAAAGGTCTGTTGAAGTCCATCGCGCGCGACATGCGCGAAGGCGACACCGTCAGGGTGACGGACGAGCACCATTCGTGGTGGGGCCATAAACTGCGCATACACGCCGTCAAGGAAGCGTCCGTGTGCGCGTTCGGCGAGATTTTGGGAAAAACGGTGGAATTGGAGATCGCGCTTGACGCGGTCGAGAAAGCGTCATAAGCGTATGTTTAACGGCGATGGCTATTGCAGCGGCGTGGCGTCGAAAGCGTCAGATGACCGTGCAACCCAGGACCAGGAAGCGGTGAGCTCAAGCGGCGAAAGCCCAGGCGTCGACCCGACTTCCACCGGCCGGGGTTCTATGGCCGCTCGCCGGCGCTTTCCCTTCCATCACATCGTTGCATCATGGCGAAGATCCCAACGCTGAAACCGCGTCTTGCGACGCATGCCTTTGCGCCGCGACTGCAGTCATCGGCCGCTGACGCGGGCCGCGTCGAGGCGCGCGGAACAACGGCGGAGCGAGGCTATGGCGGCTGGTGGCAACGCGAGTCGAAAGCGTTCCGCGAGCACTACACCGGTTGCGTCTATTGCTGGCTGGACGGCCGAAGCGGTCCGGTCGAGCTTGTCGACCATCTTTACCCGCACGGCCTTCGCCGCGATGCTCAATCCCGCAGCCAGAAAGCGTTGTTCCGGCTGAAGACCTATTGGCTGCCCTCGTGCCACGACTGTCACCGTTCGTTCAAAGCGCAGATAGAGGCGGAAGGCATCGAAGCGATTGATGCGCTGGCGATCAGATTGGGCCTTGACCCGCTCGCCGACGACGAACTGAGACGCGCGTGTCTCAGGGCGCTGACCCGCAACAAGTAGGCCAGGGGGGGTATGTTCACCCTTACGATCCGCCCGCACCCCTGACCCACGCCCCTAGCATTCGGAGATTTTTTTTTGGAGTACGCGGACTTTGACATGCTTGGCGATCCGGTCCCGCCGAACTTCAAGGGTCGCGGACGTCCGCCACATGTGCCGACCGATGAAAAGCGCAAACTTGTCATGACGTTATGGGCGATGGGCAAGAGCAACGCATTTTGTGCGGCCGCCTTGGGCATTAGTGAGCCGTCGTTTAACCGTTATTATTTTAAGAAGGCGCAACGGCATCTTCGGGATGAGGCGCGGGCGCGCATTGACGGGTACATGTTGAACGCCGTATTGAAAGCCGTCGATGAAGGCAACATGGCGGCCGTCAAGCAACTTCGCGACATGATGCATCGCGCCGATCTGGAACGCCTGTCGAAGCACATCGCGCGTGAGCGCGACGAGGATGATCGCGCCGTTTCCTCATCTTCCTCATCACAACGTCTTGGCAAGAAAGAGTTGCGGCAGCGAAAAGCTGAAAAACTCACCGGCATTTATGAGCCGGGCACGCCGCCATCCGGCGGCATGGTAAACTAGCGCGGTTTCCATGATACAACCGCAGGCGGGTGTGGCGGCCGCGCCGCGTCCGACCTGGTCGACGGCGTGTCCAGACTGGGAGCGCCGCATTGTCGCCCGGCAATCGCTGATCCCATTTCCGCCGCTGTATCCGCAGCAAGCTGTCCGCGCGCTTGAGGTTTTCAAATCATTGAAGATCGTCGACGCGCCAAAGATCGTCGACGCGGTTACAGGAGAGCGCCGCACCCCCACCTTTGGCGATCTCGCCGCGCAATGGGTGTTCGACTTCGTGGCGGCGATTTTCGGCGCGTATGACGAGGTGTCGGGCGAGCGGCTGATCAACGAGTTCTTTCTTTTAATATCGAAGAAAAACGGCAAGTCGACCCTCGCCGCCGGGATCATGGTGACCGCCGCGATTCTGAACTGGCGCGACTATCAGGAGCTGAACATCCTGGCACCGACGATTACGGTCGCCGGTAACAGTTACGGGCCGGCCGTCGGCATGATTAGGGCCGACGAACAGTTGTCCGACCTCTTTCACGTGCGCGATCACTTGCGGCTTATAAAACACCGCGTGACCAACGCTGAATTGAAGGTCATCGCAGCGGATACGGAAACCGCCGGCGGTTCGAAGTCCGGCTTTAATCTTGTGGACGAGATATGGATTTTCGGCAAACGGCATAACGCCAAGGGGATGCTGAAAGAAGCGTTGGGAGGGCTGTCCTCGCGTCCCGAAGGGTTCAATATTTATCTTACAACGCATTCGGACGAACCCGCCGCCGGCGTGATGAAAGAAAAGCTGGACTACGCCCGCGCGGTGCGCGACGGAGATGAGACGGATCCACAATTTCTGCCGGTTCTCTACGAATGGCCGAAAGCCATGCTCGCCGCTGAAGCTTACTTGGAGCCGAAAAACTTCTACATCACAAATCCGAATCTCGATTTTTCGGTGCGTCAAGAATGGCTTAAGGCGCAACTGAAGAAGGAACAGTGCGGCGAGGGCGACGGGCTGCAACTGTTCTTGGCGAAGCACCTCAATGTCGAGATCGAGGGCAAGCTGACGGTAGACCGCTGGGCCGGCGCCGATCACTGGCCGGCCTGTGCCGATCCGTCGATTACTTTGGAAACGCTGATCGAGCGCTGCGAGGTGGTCGTCGCCGGAATCGACAATGGCGGCAGCGACGACCTTTTCGGCTTCACCGCCGCCGGCCGCGAGATCGAAACGGGGGCGTGGCTCTTGTGGACGAGGGCCTTTGCGCTCAAGACAGTTCTGAAAGTTCGGCCCGGCATTGCGTCCAGGCTGGAAGACTTCGCCCGCGAGGGCTCGTTGGAGCTTTGCGAACGGGGCGGAGACATTATCAAGGCCGTGTGCGGATTTTTAAAAATCATCGACAAGGCCGGGCGGTTTCCCGAAAAGGCCGGGATCGGCGTCGACGCCGGCCATTACGGCGTCCTCGTTGACGCGCTGGAAGAGATCAAGATGGGCCCGCCGCGGCTTCTGGGCGTGAACCCGCAGGCGTACACCATGAACTCGGCGATCGAGGCGCTGGACTGGAAGTTGGTCGACCGCGAGGCCGCTCATGACGGATCGGCCTTGATGACGTGGTGCGTTGGCAACGCGAAAGTCGAGAAACGAAAAAACATGAAGCTCATCACCAAGGAAGTGAGCGGCGCCGGCAAGATCGACCCTCTGATCTCCGCGCTGATCGCCGTCAAGCTTCTGGAGGCCGGGCCGCAGGCGCAGAGCGGTCCGCGGGACATAGAAATCGCTTTTTCATAACCGGAGAGAATGATGCGCGCATGGTCGAAGATCACGGTCAAATCATACGACGACGACAAGCGGATTATAGAAGGGGTCGCGTCTACGCCTTCTGTCGATCGGGATGGCGACATCGTTGAGCCCATGGGTGCGGATCTGAAGCTGCCTATTCCGCTCTTATGGCAACATGACGGGCTAGCCCCGATCGGCAATGTGGTTTCGGCGAGACCGACAAAAAATGGCATACGCATACGGGCGAAATTCGACATGCCCGAAGACGATGATCCGCCCGCGCTGCGTTATCGGCTTGAAGAGGCGTGGCGCTCCGTCAAACGCGGCTTGGTGCGAGGATTATCCATTGGATTTCGCGCCATAGAGCGCGCCACAATTGACCAGAATGGCGGCGTGCACTTTCTGCGGTGGGATTGGCATGAACTCAGTGTCGTGACAATCCCTGCAAACCGGGATGCAACGATCACCGCCATCAAGGCGGCGGATCTAGTCAAGAGCCCTCGTCCGTATCTTCGAATCGATCTGAACCAATCGGCCGGCGCTGCGGCGAAAAAGAAAACCTTCACGAAAGGAAAAAACATCATGAGCATTTCAAAACGTATTGCTGCGCTGAAACAAAAGCGCGCAGATGTCGAAGACCGCATGACGGAACTAAACGACGAGGCGGCGAAGAACGAAGACGGCGTGAAAAACGCCGTGCAACGCCAAGAGATGGACGAGCTCAAACAATCCAAGGCGCTCTATGATGCCGAGATTGCCGATCTTGAAAGCGCGACGGGGACAAACGCGAACGACTACAAAAAGCTTGATGTCGCCGACCAGGATAGCGCTGCGAAAAGCCGGGACGCCAATAAAAAATCACCGGCATTCAGCACTGAGGTCAATCCGCCGGAAAAGCCAGAGGGCGTCGGTTTTGCGCAGTTTATGGCTTGCATGATTCATGCGAAGGGGATTCCGCTTGTCGCTTCTCAGTATGCGGATCGTTACTATGAAAATGACAAGCGAATCTCGGCGCTTTGTCACAAGGCCGCCGTGCCGGCTGCGATCACGCACGCTTCCGATTGGGCCGGCGCCGCCGCCGAGCCGCAAACGCTTGTCGATGAGTTTATCGCTCATTTGCGGCCGCGCACGATCATTGGCCGAATCGACGAGGCTGTGGCCGAAGGTCGCGGGTTCAAACGTCGTCAGTTCAACAAAAAGGTTGTGCGGATGACCGACGGCGGGGCCGCGGGCTGGGTTGGTCAGGCCAAGCCGATCGCGATGTCGGCCGGCGCCATGGACACGGTCACGATTCCGATCATGAAGATCGCCGGCTTGACCGCGATGTCCGAAGAACAGGTCGAGTTCGACAATGTCGACAGCATGATGGCGATCCGCGATGATCTGGCCGCCGCGTGCATCGGCGCCCAGGACGCCACCTTTGTTGATGAAACAGCCGCCGAGGTCAGCAACGTGTCGCCGGCTTCCATGACCAACGGCCTTGCTGCGATCGCGTCGGCGTCGGGTACGGATGCCGATTCGGTGCGGCAGGACTTCACTAAGTTACGCGCCCCATTCACGGCGGCGAATCTTTCAACGTCCGGCCTGGTCCTCATCACCAATGAGGATCTCGCGGGCGCGCTTTCGGACATGTACAACGCCCTAGGCGTCGCTGAGTTTCCGGACATGACGCCGGAAGGCGGTCGCGTTCGGTCTTTCCGTGCGGTCATCGCTTCGCAGCATGTCAAGCCTGGCCATGTCATCGCGCTGTCGCCGGAAAATGTGCTGCTCGCCCAGGCGGCGCAAGTCGACATCAGGATTTCAACTGAAGCTTCGGTCGAGATGCTTGACGGCGCGCTGACGCAGGACGGCCAAGCCGGCACAGGCTCGGCCCTTGTCAGCGCTTTTCAGTCGGGCATGGTGCTGATCCGGGCGACTCTGCCGGTTGCGTGGGTGAAGGCGCGAGCGGCTGCGGCGGCTTACATCGATGATGCTGACTGGAACGGTGTGGCTACGGCGTAACCACGAAGAGATAAGCTTGTAAAAAGCCGCCCGTTCAGGGCGGCTTTTTCATGAGTCGACGTCAGTCCATGAAAACATTACCGGTGAGGTCCGTAAGGGGACGAATCCGAAGCTTCATTGAGCGCCATGCGTCAAGCCTCGGCGATGACGTGCTCGAATGCGGGTCGCGCCTGCCGTCGCCAGGTTGTTGGTGGGCAGATAATCGCGATCTCGCCACGGGTAAGTGGACGGGGTGCGATCTCCAGCCGGGTCCAAATGTTGACGTGGTGTGCGACATGGCGGCCATGCCGAAAGAATGGTCGAACAGGTTCTCTGGCGTTTTATGCTCAGAAGTGCTGGAACATGTCGCCAATCCTGCCGCCGCGCTGGGCGAAGCAAGACGCGTCTTGCAGGCAGGCGGGGTCATCATTGTAACAACCCTTACGGCCTTTCCGATTCACGGTTATCCGAACGACTATCGCCGCTGGACGGAGGCCGGGTTGCGGTTGGAGCTGGCGGGCGCCGGCTTTGGCCGAATTGTAACAGAGTCTGCGGGCGCCGTTCATTTTGATCTGAATGATCACGGCGAAAGCGGTCTGACTCGGCTATCCTGCCCCATACACGTCTTTGCCAAGGCGGTGAAATGCTGACGCTGCTGACCGCCACGGGCGCGCGCCCTGATGCGTTCTTGATCTGCGAGCGCTACATGCGGCGACAAACCTATGACGGCCCGGTGCGATGGATCATCGTCGATGACGGGGAAGAGGCGCAGCCGCTTGATGAATTGCCGGCGGGCTGGGTGCGTGAGATTATCCGCCCCAAGCCATTTTGGAAACGCGGTGAAAACACGCAAGGGCGCAACCTTCTGGCGGGTCTCAACGCTGCGGAAGCGGCGGCCGATGAACATGGCGAACGCTTGAAACTTGTCTTTATCGAGGATGATGACTGGTATGCGCCGTCCTGGCTGGACTTCGTCGCCGCAACGCTGAATGAAGGTCATGAGCTTATGGGCGAGGCTCGCGCCCGGTTCTACAACGTCCGTTGGGGCTTTTATGGGATCGTACCGAACGAAGAGCACGCCAGTCTGCGCTGTACGGCGATTCAGGGAAAGGCGCTGAAAACCTTTCGGCGGGCGCTTTCCATACGGACAAAGTACTACGACTGGCACCTCTGGAAGTTGCACCAAGAAGGCTTTCTTGTGTTCACTAAAATGACTGTCGGACTCAAGGGATTGCCGGGGCGTGACGGCGTCACGCCAGGGCATCGCACCATTACAGGCACGCTCGATGAAGACGGCGCCGTGCTGTCAAAATGGATAGGCGATGATGCTGATCTTTATGGGCGCTACAAGAAAGATTTGTTTAAGGAGCTTGCTATGACGGGACAAAAAGCGCTGATCGCAAAAAAGCCGTTTAGGTACAATAAGCGCCCGTTAGCGCCGGGCGATAAGTTTGCAGCATCCGGAAAAGACGCAAAGTTGCTGAAGGCTGTGGGCAAGGCCGAGGATTGTCCGCCGCCGGCAGCGGATGCAGGCAGACCTGGCGAGTATCGGAATCGCGAACCGCAAAAAAACGCCACGGACCCGACTGCAACGGACAAGGCGGAGACAAAGACGCCGGCTCCGTCCAAAGCAGATGGCGGCGTCAAATCGGCGACGGCGCGCAAATCCCGCCGGAAAAAAGTCGTTGACGAAGCGCCGGAGAACAAGAGCGGGGAGCGTCAAGCGGGTGAGCATATCAAAGCCGAAGATACGGGAACCGGCGGTGGAGACGAATAAGCCATGCTTGGCTGGCTTCGTAAAAACTTGGACATGCGCCCGAGACGCGTAAAGGGTCCCGTGCAGCCCTGGTATGTTCCGCGTACGGGATGGATGTCATTCGCGCCGGAGGTGGAACTCAATCCAGGCGATTTTCAGCGGGCGACCATGACCCCGTCCGAGGGGCTGTTAAGCTTCGCGACGCTTTACCGATGCAATACGCTCGTCTCCGGCGATCTGTCGAAGATGGACGTCGTCCTAAAGGCGCCGGCGGGGGCCGGCGTATTTGAACCGGTCTATCGACATCCCGTCATCAACCTTTTGGAGACGCCTAACCATTATCAGACAACGTCGAAGTTTTTCGAATCCTGGGTGTTGTCGAAATTTACGTCAAAGCAGGGCTCGGCGTTTGTGCTGAAAGAGCGAGACGGCCCGCGCATCGTCGCGTTGCATGTGCTTGATCCGAACCGGGTTTCGGTCAAGGTCAGTCCCGCCACCGGGTTGGTTGCCTATGAGCTCGAAACCGATTCACTGGCCGGAATTGATCGCAAGACCTTGGTCCCCGCCTCTGAAATCATTCACGACGTATTAAATCCGCTGCACGGCCATCCCTTGGTTGGGGTTCCGCCGTTGCGCGTTTGCTGTCTCGCCGCAAGCCAGGCCATCGAAATTCAGAAGACGAGCTTTGCATTTTTTCGAAACAGGGCGCAGCCCTCGGGCGTTTTGTCTTCGCCGGACGAAATCACGCAAGAATCGATCAAGCAGGCGCAAGCCCAGTTTGCGGCGAAGTTCAGTGGCGAAGGACGCGGTCGCGTCGCAATCGTCGGCCAAGGACTAAAGTACACTCCGATTGCGGTGACGGCGGAAGACGCGCAACTGATCGAGCAATTCAAGATCGCCGCGCATCAGATCGCCGCGGCCTACGGGATTCCGGCGTCAAAAGTCGTTCCGGGCGCAGAGCCAAAGTACAACACGGCGGCTGAGCAAAACAAGCAATACTTCTCTGAAGCCTTGCAAAAGCCGATGAAGGATATGGAGCTGTTGCTGCGCCGTCATCTAGGTTTGCCAAAGGGATGGAAAATCGAGTTTGAAACCGAAGATCTGATCCGCATGGACGGAAAGGCGCGGATGGAAATGCTCGGCGTCGGCGTAAAAAATATGATCTTGGCGCCGAACGATGCGAGACGCCAGGTGGGTTTGCCGCCTGTGCCCGGCGGCGATCAGCCTCTGGCGCAACAGCAGTATCATAGCCTTGAGCAGATCGCGGCGCGAGCCGTCGAGCCGATCACAGGCGCGGGCGGCGCCCTGGATCCGGCGTTGGTCGCTCAGATGATTGAGGACGCGCTCGAAGAAAGATCTGTACATGGATGATAATCAGGCTTTTGTCGAACGGCTGCTGAGTTCCTTGAAGGCTCATGTCGAAAAGGCGACAGAGCCTCTCGCCTCGCGACTTGCGGCTCTGGAAGGGTCCTTGACGACCCTGAAAGAGATCGGTGTCGGTCGTAATGAAGGCGAAGTGCGTTTCTATGAATCGCTGATCAAGGCGTCTCACGATGCGCATGACCGTTTTGAACGTCAGCTTGTAGAACGTCTTGAAAGCGCCGTAAAAAGCCTGCCGTCTGCAGACGATCTCAAGGGCGCTGACGCGGACGAAGACGCGATCGTCGCGCGCCTTGAGAAGGGTCTCCAGGCGCGCCTCGACGCGGCGCTGGAAAGCCTGCCGTCCGTTGACGATCTCAAGGGTGCGGACGCGGACGAAGACGCGATCGTCGCGCGCCTGGAGAAGGGTCTGCAGGCGCGCCTTGACGCGGCGCTGGAAAACCTGCCGTCTGCTG